AGATTCTTGGTATTTATCTGGTTGGAGAAGATCTCTTAAAATTAAATATGGAATCACAGAAGAAGAGTATAATCTAATTTTGCAAAAACAAAATGGGGCTTGTGCTATATGTAAAAAAGAAAATACTGAAAATTCTGGGAAAAAGAAAAGATTGTGTGTTGATCATAATCATACCACTGGAAAAGTAAGGGGACTTCTTTGCGATAATTGCAATATAGCTATAGGAAAATTTAATGAAGATATTAAAATTATCATTGATGCTTGTAAATATTTAGGAAAAAATTAGATTGAGTAATGTAACCTGGACAATGAAGTTGTATGATAAAGACGGAATAGGAATATCCGCCTTAGACATGAACTACGGCCAAGAAGTTTCTTCTAATACTATAAAGCATGCAACATCAAGAACTCTTAACTTCAATCTTAATGGAATTGATTCATTAAACTTCAGTATATATCTTGACGATCCAATGGCTCTTCAAATTAAAAGGCTAAGAACATTTATAAAAGTTTGGAGAAGCGTTTATGACGACAGCGGGGCGACAATATATTCAGACCCATCTGACGAGCCAATTTTTGCTGGAGTTGTCGGAGGAACGCTAAAATCAGGTCAAGAGAACTTAATGTCGATCAATTGTTATTCTCCACTTTGGAGATTACAGTCACGTTTTCACATTCTTAACCATTATTTGAAAACAAATACAGACACTGATGAAGAGTATACTCAGTCTGAATTAATGTGGAAATTGATCGATTTGGTCAACAATGCTTTCGGATTGGCAAATTCAGATACTGGAATAACTCAAGGGACATTCTCTTCAGGAAATGATCCAACAGTCGCTCCTTTCTTTGTCGCAAAAGGGTCTAATACATGGACAAACATTTTTGAAGAGATAATGAATAGAGCTGGTGGTGTTGACATCATTCCTGTTTACAAACACACTGATGCTTCATCAGAATTAATGGAATTTCATACAGACGAAAAGCGTGGAGACGATATATCTGCAACAATGGATTTCAGATATCACACCGGAACGGATGACAATCTTGACGGATGTTCAGAAGAAGAGAGTCCAAATCCAGGAGAATTCGCTAACTATCTATGGGCTGTTGGAGCAGGAGGTCCAAACTCAGGTAAAGTCGCTCTAGAAGAAAACATTGACGATGATGAAGACGGATATGAAAACATCGGCATCTACATGAGAAGAGCAGATTTTCCTGACATCAAATTGATTGGCTCAGCCGGACCTCCTAAAACACATCTTAGAGCGATAGCGGAAGCAGAATTTGCGCAAAGTAGAGTTCCAAAAACTAATTATGAAGTCACTGTGTCCCCTGCTGGTGGTGTATACTATAAGAGTGATTTTCAATTAGGAGATGTTGTGATGTTAAATGCGAATAAAGGAGCTCTTTTTGTGGAAGACAAAAAGCAAAGAATATATGAGACTTCTTTGAGCATATCAGACAATAACGTTGAAACCGTTTCTCTGCTCTTGGCGGACGATTTCACAGGAAAGGTCGCAGTATAATGGGAAGAACTCCAGATTTTAAAGTCAACAAGACTATACCTGATCTAATCTCTGACACAAGAAAGCCACAGGTGATACCTGAGACTGGCTGGTACAGAATTGCAGCAACAGAAAATTATGTTGCGCAAAGCGCTGGCGGACAATACATATCAACGCTTACTGAAGCTGTGTTTAGAAACTCATGGAAAGATGTTACGGGAGTTTTGGTAACCAACGCTCCCGCTTCTTGGTATTTGTCCGCCGATGGAGAAGTCAGATTTAGGGGATTAATAACCGGAGGATCTCAGTTTTCTGTTGTTTGTATTTTGCCTGAAGAAATTCGTCCAGAATACGCAGAAACATTTATCTGTCCAATTCAATTTGGCGGAAAGGCAAATGTCACAATTTGGCCTGATGGAAGAATGGTCGTTGACACATTTAGTTAAAAATTATGACTGTATATACAATTAGTTTAACGCCTATTTTTTATAGAGCAAAGGGTTGGGAAGACGATGAAGATCGTCCGCCAACACCTGAATCAATAGAGGGTGAGCGCGACTATGTTCGCATTGATTTATCAACAATAAAGTATAGAGCCGGAAGACAATAATGGAGTTAGTAAGAGCTAACACAGCAGATCCATTTTATGTTTCTCCTTGTGGTGTTATAGCATTAAGAGCCAGTGAATATATGGGGGCTGCAAGAGGTACATTAACTAGCGGCCTTGACTCTTTATCTGCGTCTGGAACATATGTGGCTGACGCACAAACATATATTCCGGCGTCTAGTGCTCCTTATAACAACACAACTATTCTTGCCGCTCAAGCGGCTAATTCAGAGACATTAGTTATAGACTTTTCAGAGCTTCCATTAACTTCTAAAGTTTATAGTCTATTAATAGCAGCGAAAATTGATTCTATTCCTGACGAGTCATATAGAGGCAACGAAACTTTTTCTTTTGCTGACAGAAATGGAGCAATAATAACTGCTTCTGGTCTTAAATCAACAACTGCGCTTGGTAGACCATTTTGGTCTGGTCAATCATTTTTAAATGCCGCCTTTGGGCTAATAAGCAATAGATATTCCTATTATCACATGTTGCAACTAGCAAATACAATACCAATTATAAATCAACCAAACTATAGTTCTGAAAAAGACTATAATTCTATATTAACAATAAAGGCTTGGCAATCTGGTTCACCAACTGGTTCAATAAAAATTGACTCAGTGTATTTGTTTCCAAGAGGAAATGAAGTTTCTCAAGCTGTTTCTCTTTCACTTGCACTTGCAGGACTTATTGAAGATGACGAAGATGTAAGAGCAGAACCTGGAGAGTTAGATAAACACAGTAATGGAAACAAATGGCTTGTTGACAAAAGCGCTATATTTTTTAATACTACAAATAATGCAGGAACAGATTTCAGATCAAAGCCTTATGAATATCAAAAGGCTGCAAATGGAAACGACGGGACATTAGAACCTATTGCTGTCTTTGATGGTGGATATGTTTATACTGGCGATACCTTTGGAAGCGTACTTTATTCTTCATCAGATCAAATTATTTATAGATTCATGAACATAATAAATGTTGATTATACAGAAGATTATGTTGTGACTGAAGATAGCACGTTCACTGATACAACAGAAAAAACATCAGATGGAAAGTTTTTTTATGCTTCAGACGAAGTTGGCAATACTGGAATAAGATCTATCTCTGGTGGATATTTAAGATTTCCTTGTAGTTCAGGAACCTCTGGAAGAGCAACGGTGACGTTAATTGGCGTTGGCAGTGACCTTCCTGAAGACATGAAAGTAAATCACAATATATTAACAAATTTTAAATTAGAGTTAGCTTATCCAAATTTTGGAACAGATCTCGTAACAGTTGGTCTTTCTGAAAGCCCTGGAGATGTGAGTCAGCCAATCAATAGATGGCCGAATCACGCATATCCCTCTTATGTTAGTTATAGACATCCATTGGTTGGTGTCGCTTTCACATATACGGCTGCCAACACTCTTGAAGCTAAATTAAAACAAGAATTTTATGATGATTCAACTGGAACATTTGTTACAGGACCTCCAATTTCAAATGTTTCGACAAATAACGAATATATTATAGATGGTCCGGTTTCATTTTTATCTGATTTTACTCTTGGCGATGTCATCAATGTTCAATTTAAACACAACTGGTATCATGTTTGGGCAAAATATTGGAGAGAGGGCGACGACGAACCTGACGATTGGCTTCTTGAAGGCAACCTGGCGGGGTATGAATTCGATTATACACCTTCGCCAGAAACTTATTCTTCAGATTGGCTTCCGTATCCGTGGGATTATGATCCAGATAGAACAGGTTATTTTAGGGGTTCTGATCACCTTTATCAGTATCCAGCAATTTCTGTTGGAAGAGACGCCACGCATACATACGACATAAAGACAAATTATTTTAAACTATGGTACGACCCAAATGGTTCTCCAGGTTCTGGATATATTAAAATTGTTGATGATGTCAGCGGTGAAGTTATATGCGATGATCTTGAAATTCCATACGGAACATCTTGGATCATTGAGGAATCAGATTGGAGATTGTGGAGGCAATATTATCCAGAGGCAGAAATAAGACCAATAATTTATACCTGGAGCGACGATGGAGCAGCTGATCTTCAATCTATTAGTCTTAGGGGGCCAGAGGGACAAGTAATATATCTAAATGGTGAGTTTAATACTCTAAGCCTTTCACACATAAAATATAGAGCGCACCAAGACGGTGACGCTTAAGAAGACAACTGATAAGACCTAAATGAGATTCCTGTTGATTCTACGTTAATATGAACAGAGTTGTCTGTTTGATTGAAAACACTTCTTTTAAATGGGCCTGAATATATAACAGATCCTGGCGCAAGAGTGACAATCAAATCAGAAATTGTAAGGTCATCATCATATAGTCTAGGGACATCAAATGTAACATCAACATCAGATGCATTGGAAGCATTAATTAATTCTAAAAGGATTCTTCCATCATTTGACGCAATTGAGTGATTGTTAGTGATGTCAGAATATGTTGCTGCTGGTTGTGTAACTCCAGCGCGAACAATAATAGTTGTTGGAATAGTTGTTCTTGGCATCTTGTTATTATAACAAGAGAATTCAACAACATTGATATGACAAATAGCAAAAGCCCCTTTCGGGGCTTTTATATTACAGAGCTAGGATTCGAACCTAGAGCCTCTTGGGTCAGAGCCAAGCGTCCTGCCAGTTAGACGACTCTGTAGTACCTCATGCGGGATTCGAACCCGCGACCTCCACCTTGAGAGGGTGGCGACCTATCCGCTAGTCGAATGAGGCATGTTAGGGAAGAACTCGTGACTTTGAGCTATGAGCGTATATACGCCCAGTGGGACACTAACACCACATACGTTTTCCCTAGTGCCAACTGAGGGAATCGAACCCCCGACGCGAAGTGCTTCAAACTCCCGCTCTACCTACTGAGCTAAATTGGCATGTGGAGGATAATTTTTAACGAGGCTGCCTCCTGCCTCTAGCACGGCCTGTAGGATTCGAACCCACAATAATCGGGTTGGAGCCGATTGTGATACCATTTCACCAAGTCCGCGTGTTATTGGATAGTAGCATAAATTTAATGGTCGTGTTACTATAAATGGCATTTGTTTTTCGTTATGGTCGAAAGATAACCATCTATATCCGGCCCATTAAATAAATTAGGTTTCGGATAGCATCCTCACACCGTCAGCCTGCTTATCAGTGATGTATTTCTACAACGACATTACCGTGTGAATGACCTAATTATAGCCTCTATTGGAATTGCACCAATGACCTTCTCCTTCGCAGGGAGATGTTCTATCTCCTGAACTAAGAGGCTGTAAGTTCCGAGTCATAGATTCGAACTACGATCTTCAGATTCAAAGTCTGAGGTCCTACCGTTAGACGAACTCGGAATGAGGCGCGTTTTGTTATTTCAGGCCGCGCTCCCCTGAATTCGGAGTGCCATTCCGTCTTGGTCGGCTAAAATTTGTGGTGGATGTAACGGTGCCACCACTCACCGAGATACCCTGGTTTTAAGCCGTAGGGTCATCTGAGTCCCCCGCCCAGGCCACGATCCTGGAACCTTGAGTTTAAAAGACTCCTGCTCTGCCAATTGAGCTAACGAGGGTTGGAGCCGGGGCGTGTTGCAGAAAATACGGTGTCTTCACTTTCCACTTCCACTACTTCCTATTTACCGATATACACCAAACCGATTTTCGAAATGCCCCGGCAGTCTCGCATGATGGATTCGAACCACCGACTTTTGCGTTCGAAGCGCAATACTCTTTCCGCTGAGTTAATGCGAGATATATTTTTGGGTTTCTCTGTTTAGCCGGTTAGATAGAGTTTTCAACACGCTAACACTGTGACGTTCTCTACCACCTTCACCTGGGCCGAGTCCCCATGAAACCCTACTCGGTATACCACCACGGAGAATCGAACTCCGATTCTGGGCTTGAAAGGCCCACGTCCTGTCCATTAGACGATGGTGGCAAGTTGTTTCTTTAACTTTGGTACATTATAGCATGTTGGGCAAGTGTACCGCACAACATGATCTTTCTGCATCACTACTGTTTCGTTTGGACAATACTGACAAGAAATTACTTCCATGTTTTTTGTCACTGGCATACTTTGTTCTTGATAATTGACTTTCATATGGAGCACCAAGGAGTTGAACCTTGCTCTAAGACGCTTATAAGACGCCTCCTGACTACCGGCCAGCCGTGGTCCCTGTAAGCATCATTATAGCATAAGATGGTCGTGGTGTGCAAGTCGTGCCATTGGGAATCGAACCCTCGTCTCTACAGTAGGAGTGTAGCGCTTTTCCATTAAGCTATATCCGCGTGGCGTTTTTTGGTGCGGAAAGATAAACGAATTGCTTCGGCCCATCTGAATTTCAATAGTATGGTCAAGGAACTTAGAAATTGTCAAGGGCTAACCTTGCCCTCTAGCAGTTTTGAGTGTGATGCTTAGACCACTTTGCGCAACAACAGCAATTAACAAAAAGATTTTGTGTTTCAGCGTTATCCGACGCCACCTTTTTGTTCTGATGATAGTTAATGATAACCAATTTCTTTCGGCCCATACAGAGCCAGCCACAGGAATCGAACCCGCTGCCTGACGCTTACAAGGCGCCTGCTCATCCTTATGAGCTTGACTGGCGTAAATTTGAAGAGATAGAGGGACTCGAACCCCCGTTCAGGAGCGACCTGGATTTGCCTATTATTATATATCTCTTCAAATATCTTCGGGTGGAATCGAACCACCGACGTTGAGCTTATGAAACTCACACTCTACCACTGAGTTACGAAGACAAGATATTGCTGGTCATGTTGCGGGAAGGAAATAAACACATCATAGAGACATGTTAATGGAGTCGAACCATTGTTAACCAAGATAATCCTTACCCTTCGGCCCAACAATTAGCTCCCAAGGTAGGAATCGAACCTACATGCCTTTCGGCGCTGGATTAACAGTCCAGTATGGCTACCTATTTCATCACTTGGGAATGTTTGTTATTCCTGCTTCTACTTCTCTATGACAATTAGCGCAAAGAAGTATGCATTTTGATGCTTCAAATCGCAACTTATCTATTCCGTAAGTTAGCCCTTTACTTACTAAAAACTTTTTATCTTTTCTTTCCTTATGGTGAAATTCTAATGCTTCTATACATTTATTATATCCACATATATTACATTTTCCACCATGCTCATTTTTAATTAAATGAGTTACAGTCTTTCGTCGTTTAGAAACTTGTTCAACTCTACATTTCTTGCATCGATAATAACCTCTACCTTCAAGAACGAAAGATGTTGTCCCGTGCTTCTTACACTTTTTGTTTATATACTTTTCTTCTGGCATAACACATTTTATTATACCATATTTTGATGGTCATGTTATGAAGATTGACGTTTTAGTGCTTTACCCTTAAGCTATCTTTTCAGCGGATTCGAACCGCATCTCTCTCTTCCAATGAGATAACCAATGCTTCTTCGGCCCATCAGTGGAGAAGGAGGGATTCGAACCCTCTGCCTCCTGCTTGCAAAACAGGCGCTCTCCCAATTGAGCTACAACCCCATGTCTGGATTTTTATTTCATGGAATCCAGAAACCATTACTACTTATGGAAGTAGGCTCCAAATCGGACTCCAAACAGAAGTCCAATCTGGCGTCCATCTAGGCGTTACGTTTTTGCCCGGTTTGATTGCTGTCATGACAACCTCCTTGTTCGAATAAATATTGTGGATAATAACCAGCATGTATTTCAGAATGACAATTTGAGCAAACTAAAATGCATTTTTTGGCCTCTTCTCTTAATTTATCAATATTAAGAGCCAAATTCATTCTGCTTAAATTAGATTTTTTGTCGGATGGGTTAATATGATGAAAATGCAATGATCCAATATATTTTTTATATCCACATATTATGCAACTGCCGCCCATTTCTTCAATCAAAATTTTCTTCTTTTTAATTCTATGATTTGCTACACGTTCTGTATTGCAACTCACACATCGGAAGCCCCCCTGATCTTTTCTTTTCGTGTGTCTGCTTAGACCATGTTTTTTGCAATTTAATATCATACTGGATTATAACACAAATTAATCCTTAAGGGGCTTTCAGGATTCGAACCTGAGTTGTTCACTTTTGCAGAGTGATTCCTAGCCGCTCGGACAAAACCCCATATAAATCGCCTCTCGGCCACTTAGTCTTGTGGAGGGGATGCTGTCGGCTTTACCACAGAGGCGAGCGGCCTACTCACTTGTATCCGACGAGGGACACCCTCCCCTCCTTTAAGTAGGCAATGTAGGGATCGAACCTACGACCTCTGATTTGTAAGAACAGCGCTCTCCCATCTGAGCTAATTGCCTATGAAGTAGACAGGGAAGGAATCGAACCTTCGAGTGCCGCCTTATCAGAGCGGTGTGTTAAACCTCTTCACCACCTGTCTATGTTTGGTGGATTTCCTGCGCCACCACGCAGACACACTCTTGCTGGTAGAAGTTGTGTGCCACTTCTCTCGTAACTCAGCGAATAGAGCGCCGGTCCGCCGTACCTGTCCAGTATAGCATAATTTAGTCCCCTACCTGAGATTCGAACTCAGACGCATTGCTGCAAACGTTTTTGAGACGCTCCTGTCTACCTATTTCCAGCAGCAGGGGATAATCTTTTATATGTTCTTAAGCGATGACAATTTGCACAAACTACATCGCATTTTTCTATTTCTTTTAAAATTTTTGAAAGAGACGCTCCAACATTTACAAGCTTTGACACATTTCTTTCTTTATTTTCTGATATGTGGTCAAAATCAAGTTGACATGCAATAAATTTGCCAGAACAATCACAACATTGTTGTTGTTCTTTTATAGAGTTTACAAATTTTCTATTTCTAATTCTATATTTTTGTGTATTTTCTCTCGCTCTATTTTTATATATTTCTTTATTTTTTAAATAGTGTTTAGCAACATATTCTTTTTGATATTTAACTTTATCGAATGACATATCAAACTATTATAGCATATTTTGAGTGCCCCCTCTAGGATTCGAACCTAGAAGTCTCCTGCTTAAGAGGCAGTTGCTGTAACCGTTTAGCTAAGGAGGCATTTTGTTTGAGACTCCCTGGAAGGATTCGAACCTTCGGCCAACTCGTTAGAAGCGAGTCACTCTGTCCACTGAGTTACAAGGAGTTGATTTTCATTTTTAAATGTCTAATTGCGTGACAATTAGGACAAAGAATGTCACATTTTTCAGATTCTTTTCTAACTTTTTCATCTGAACTCGTCCACATTCTTGCTGGAGAACTTTCTTTTTCTTTTGGTTCTCTATGATGAAATTGTAATATTTGAGGCTCTTCGTTATATCCACAATCTTCGCAACAATTTCCTCTTTCTTTAATTAATTTATCAGCTCTTGTCGCTTTTCTCTTATAATATTCACGCTGATATTCTCTACGCTTTTCAATATCTTTCCACGGCATAAAAAACATTATAACATAATTCCACTGAGCTACGGAGAGTTAACCACCCTGTCGGATTCGAACCGACACTCTCAGGTTGGAGGCCTGATTTGCTAACCATTAACAATAAGAGTGGAGATTGTATTCCCCCTCCCTCACCCAAGCGCTAGGTGTCGCTTAGGGAGGGGGTTACTACTAGGCTTTCAGCCGGATTTATGAATACCGCTGGCGCTTACATTAGCCAAGAGAGTTATGGGATTCGAACCCATACCGTCCAGGGTCACATCCTGGGGCACTACCAATTGTGCTAGACTCTCAAATTTGGCTCCGCCGATAGCCCGGCCGTGGCGTGCGGAGTCCAGAGCAGACGATGGGATTCGAACCCATGATCTTCTGATTGGCAATCAGATATTCTACCGCTGAACTACATCTGCGTATTTTTTGTTTTGATAGCGGCTCCACGGGGAGTCGAACCCCGGCTCTCTGCTCGACAGGCAGTAGTCCTAACCGTTAAACGATGAAGCCGTATAAAGAGAATCACCGCTCGCTACCCACCCCGGCTTGAATGTTCACCATGAAAAACATTCTCACGGGCCTAAGCCTCGTCCGTGTTCTCTTAG